CAATATTGGTATGCTACAGGCGTTGATGAAGTTGATATCTTAATTCATAACGGTAGTAGTTTTACAGGTTACCAAAACGTAACTTCAGATGCTAGAGGATTTAATCTTTCAAACACTGATCCAAATGGTCCACAAATTAGTGCAACAGAGCCAACTACACAGTCAGATGGCACAGCATTAGTTGATGGCGATCTTTGGATTGACTCTTCAGATTTAGAAAACTATCCAAAAATATACAGATATGATTCATCACAAAACGATGGACAACAGTTTGTCCTAATTGATAGCACTGATCAAACATCACAGGATGGCGTATTGTTTGCAGACTTTAGATTCCACTCAAGTGGTTCACTGGACGTTGTAAACAAAGAAACACTAATCACAGACTTATTAACATCATCATACACAGATATAGATGCACCAGAAGCCGCTTTGTATCCAAAAGGTATGCTTGGATTTAACCTAAGACGTACAGGTTACAATGTAAAAGAGTTTAGAAAACAGTATTTCTCAAGAATAAACTTTTCAAGCACAGTAACTTATCCAACACTTCCAACAGAAAAAGATGCTTGGGTAACTGTGTCAGGACTTAAAACAGATGGTTCACCATACATGGGCAGAAAAGCACAAAGAAATCTTATTGTGGAGCAACTAAAATCAACAGTTGAATCAACACAAGAACTTAGAGAAGAGCAACGTGAGTTTAACTTACTTGCGGCTCCAGGCTATCCAGAACTAATCAGCAACTTGGAAACACTGAACTCAGACAGAAAAGAAACTGCTTTTGTACTTGGTGACACTCCATTTAGATTAGAGCCAAACTCTACTGCAATTACAAACTATGCAAATAACACAGCAGGTGCAGCCGACAACGGCGAAGATGGTTTGTTATCATCTAACTCATTTACTGGTGTGTATTATCCATCAGGATTTACAACATCACTTACAGGTGAGTCAGTTGCTGTTCCGCCTTCACACATGATGATGAGAACTATTGCGTTTAACGATCAAGTGGCATTTCCATGGTTTGCTCCAGCAGGTGTAAGACGTGGTGCTATTGATAATGCTTCTTCCGTAGGATTCATCAACAGCGAAGGTGAGTTTGAAACAACTGCGGTATCAGAAGGATTAAGAGATGCATGTTACAGTGTTAATATCAACCCTATTTCTTTTGTAACAGGAGCAGGTTTAGTTGCATTTGGACAAAAGACCAGACAACTATCACTGTCAGCAACAGATAGAATTAATGTTGCAAGACTGGTAGCATTTGTTAGATTAAACTTAGACAAAATTGCAAGACCGTTTATCTTTGAACCAAACGATGCACTAACAAGAAATGAAATCAAACAAGCAATTGAATCATTCATGTTAGAACTATCTGCACAAAGAGCGTTGAATGACTTTGCAGTTGTGTGTGACGAATCAAACAACACTGCGGCAAGAATAGACAGAAATGAACTGTATGTAGACATTGCAATTGAACCAATTAAATCAGTTGAGTTTATCTTTATACCAGTTAGATTAAAGAACACAGGAGAAATTGCATCAGGCCTTTAAAGGTTTGAGTTGAGCAAAAAATAATTGAATAGTAAATATTCATACTAGGAGAATAAAAAAATGGCAGTATCAACACTATCAAAATTTACAGTACCACTAGCGAGTGATCAATCATCAGGCTCACAAGGCTTGTTGATGCCAAAACTACAATATCGCTTTAGAGTGATACTTGAAAATTTTGGAATATCTACTCCTAGATCTGAAATTACTAAACAAGTTGTAGACGTAACTCGTCCAAACATCACTTTCGATCAAATCACACTTGAAGCATACAACTCAAGAGTGTATATGGCTGGTAAACACACATGGGATCCAATCACACTGAACGTAAGAGATGATGTCAACAATGAAGTTGCAAAACTTACTGGCGAACAGTTACAGAAACAGTTTGATTTCTTTGAACAATCAAGTGCGGCATCCGGTTCGGACTATAAGTTTACTTCAAGAGTTGAAATACTTGACGGTGGCAATGGTGCAAACACACCAACTACACTAGAAACATTCGAACTATACGGCTGTTACTTAGATAACGTACAGTATGGTACACTTGCTTATGCAACATCAGAGCCTGTACAGATTACAATGTCAATTAGATATGACAATGCAATCCAAACTCCAAGAGGCACAGGCATAGGATCAGCAGTAGCAAGAACAGTTAACACAGCGGCCACAGGCGGCGGTATTTAATTTAACGTTTTAAATTTTTTTTAAAAAGCGTCTTTTATAGGCGCTTTTTTTATGACAATAAATATTATAAATGGCAAACTGGCGTTCTAATTTTCTAAAACAATTAGTAGGAGGAGACATCCTCAAAGATTATCAACACGCCGCACGTTTATACACTGATGACGTATTTCGTTTAGCGCCTAAGAATCAATTTTTATATCATGTGGTGTTCACTATCAATCCAGCCGCGGCTGGTAACTCGATGAGCGGTACAGAAACTAACGAACTGGGCATGATTGTAAAAAGTTGTGACTTGCCATCATATCAATTTAATGTGGAACTTAAAAATCAATACAACTTTAAAAACTATTCACAGACTGGTATCACCTATCAACCTGTACAAATAGAATTGCATGATGACATGGGTGATATAGCCACAGCATTTTTTAAATCATATTATCAACATTACATTGTCGACACAAACAGACAAGAAGGTGCGTACACTTCACAGGGTTATGGTGCAATTGCACAAAACAGATGGGGTAGAGACACTGGAAACAATGAACCTTTCTTTACAGCCATATCAATATTTCAATTAGGCAGAAAAAGATTTACAGAATACAAAATGATGAATCCTGTTGTAAATGATTGGTCTAACGGCAACATGGCACAAGAAGCAGGCACAGGATTAAACAGTCATCGTTTTTCTATATCATACTCAGGAGTATTGATACAAAATGGTGCAGTGGGTGCTGATCCACAAGGATTTGCAACCTTCCATTATGATCGATCGCCATCTCCTAACAGAAGTGGCGGTGATTCAATATTCGGAGCATTAACAGGAGCAACGCAAACTGTAAGTTTACTTAAAGGTGGCAACATACTTGGAGCCGCACTTTCAGCCGCAACAACATATGAAAAGATCAAATCAGGCAGAGCCACCAGAGGCGCACAAGAAGAAATTATTGGGGTGGCCAAAGATGCTGTGAAAGCAGGATATAACAATTTAGGTGCCACATCCAAACCTGGAGTTGTGTTTCCTAACAATATAAGAAAAAAATCAGAAAGTGCAAAAATTAGATCTAAGCAGTATGGCACAGTGACCGCAAACAAACCTGCAAAATATAAAGAGGTTAACGGTGAAATAGTTTTATCACCTTCTCAAGTATCTGTATTTTTAGCAGGTAACAATAATGCAAACACCAAAGTTGCAAAATATGTTTCTTTCAAAAACGATAAACAGATTGACGTAAATGATATCGAAACTGAATGGACAAAATTAAGCACAACAGAAAAACAGACATATCTAGACAGTGCGGCAAATGATGCAAAAAAATTAACACAAGACGGTGTGATTGATTACACTGTTGACAAAGACACATACAACAAAATAGTGGAGACAGCATAATGGCATACGCATCTAATTCATCTTCAAGTGGATCTAATGGTGCTCAACTTATCAGTAATCTTGGTGTTAATCCAGCCACTGATAGTAGAGCCATTGTCGAATTCTTAGAAGGCATTACTGATGAACGTTTAGAATTTAACGCATCTGAATATGATGCAGTCATTGGATTTTTTACCGGCAAAGGGTACACTGATCAAGCCGCTCAATCATTGAGTTATATATTGTTAAGACAATCAAAAATAGACAATGTACCAATTTTCCAAGTGTTAGATTCTTTACGTCCATCAACACCAATTGTGCTATCTCAATTAGTTGCTGAAATTTTAAATGCAAAAAGATACAAAACTTCTGTGCTTGGATACAAATCAGAACGTTCTACAGTGGATCACATCAGTCGTAACATAAAGGCTTAACATGAATAGATGGTCACAAGGACTGTATAAGCCTGCTAATCCAGACAAGTATATTGGGAAGAAAACTCCGAGATATAGATCTTCTTGGGAGTGGGCATTTATGAGATTTTGTGATAACAATCCAGGTATCGTAAATTGGGCATCAGAATCAATACAGATACCATATCGCAATCCACTAACAGGAAAGAACACAATATATGTGCCAGACTTTCTTGTGGTGTATGACAGTGCTAAGAAACAGCGGGTAGCCGAATTAATCGAAGTTAAACCAAACAATCAA